AGAACGAATGGCAAGGTTAGGACTGCGCTGGATACATTGATGTTTGGCTGAACGTCAATATCGCCAACATCAATATCCCGTTGAATGGAGATGGTCGTATCGGTCGAGAATGAATCGTCAAACACCACTTCAAAATGACTTCCATGCTTCTCGGCAAATGGGTCTCCAAAGTTAAAGTCCTTGGTACGGACAGAGGACTCGTAATCAACTCCGGCATCTTGATAGTCGGCGGTTGTTACCTGTGCCGGGGTTTTGTATCCACTATACTTCTGGATCTGTCCGGTTGTGGACTTCTTCATCAGTCGAAGACCTTCGTCTTGAAAGTTGGTCAAGGCAAACTGCATTACATTCGGAGTCCAAGTACCCTCAAATGCGCCCAAGACCGTGTTGTAAACAATGATGGTGTCGTTAAAATCGTTTGATTCTGTCGGCACGGCAAGGAAGTAGCGGTTGTCGTAAAAGGCCGCCGTGCAGATCCCAATCTCGGCCACGTTGATTTCTTGAATCACATCCTTGATTACCTCGGAGATGGGCAACCCCACCGATGTAAAGTCGTCCGCAGCAGACCTAACCAGAGAGCGGATGCCGTCATCGGAAAGGAAGAAGATGTCGGAATTTACCTGTACGGCTGAACCTTCCGCCACGCACCCGGTGTTATTAGAGATAAGCTGGATCACCCAATCTGCCGCGCTGGTCATGTCGGGAGGAATTGTAACTTGGAATATGCGCCGTTTCTTGAAGACGATGATGCGGTTCTCGTAATATGGAACGATGGCGGTGATCTCATCTCCGTCATCGGCGTTTACGATGACCGAGTTTGCCGCATCCCAAATGGAGGCATCCAGAATGTCTGAAGCATAAAGCGTATTTCGGTTGGCTGCTGATCCAACGCCAAAGAGCCGGTTCCCAGTGTTGATTAAAATCCTTAGATTGAGCGGAGGAGGGCTGACCGTGGCGGTGGCTGTTGCTCCAGACCCATTTCCAATAATGGTTACGGTCGGTGCGCTGGAATAGCCGGACCCGCCGTCCACCACGGTTACTCCCGTGACGGCTCCACCGGCTACTTGCGTAATCAGGGTTGGAAGCGTGCCACCCCAATCCGGCCCGGTAACGATGGCCGTTGCGCTGGTGTAGCCTGTTCCGCCCGTAGAGATGGTGATAGCCCTAACCTTGCCGCCCTGCCTTGTGGCAACGTCACCGTCGAAATAATACAATGGACCGTCCGCATCGGCCAAATACATCTTGTCATTAAACTGCGCCATGCTGACCTTGGTATCGAAAGTTGTTGAAAATCCGTCAGCCCACTGCTGGTTCTCATTGTTCCAAATTCGAGTTACGCCGGTAAACGAATCCCAGATTTCATCCGGCGGGTGCAGGGTTGCGCTTCCGTTGGAGTTGATGCTGTAAAGCCTGCCCTGTGTTACGGTGACAAGATTCTCGTATTGAGCCGTATCGTAGTATCGCATCCCGCCAATCGACCCCTCTTGGCTGGTCGCCGTGGTGTTGAAGTTGACCAACCCACGCCGGGTCTCAAGGCTCCCCTTGGGCGAAAGGGTCATATTGACCAACTGCTGAACCTGGTTCTCGGCCAGAAGGTCGGATTGCAGACCGCTGGCCTGACCACCCGCAAAACTGCGGATGCCGTCAAACGCCAGAAGGTCGTCTAGGTTGTCCGAGTAGTATGGCATTAGGATGCGGTGATTTCTTCGGTGGTGAGGTCGCCCAAGCTGGACGGCGTGATCTGCTTGATCCCGCCAACCTGGCTCAGTTCGTAGTTAGCCATCGCTGCAAGGTCGGCATTGGCGGTCTGAACGACCGACTGCGCCTTGGCGTACTGCCGTTCACGCTCCAAGGCATCGGCATGGGTAAGGGAAAGCACGACCTGGTGAACGTGGGGTAGGCGAAGCTCGTCATCCAACGCTTGCGTGGTTGGCGGGAAATCAACAATAAGGTTTGTCCTGGTAAGGCACTTCAGCTTCTCCACCACCCGCAGGCTTATCGTCCCAGCAGTTTCCAATCGCGGATACAAATCAAGCTGTGCAATTCCGCTCGTATTGCGGCCAGTAAAGTGATACAGCACCGGAGTACCCGTGCGGGTGTCTTCGAGCAGATCAGCGTCTTGGCTGATGATGGTGGCAAGGTCGATGGGTTCAACTTCGGATTGGTCATAGGATACGGAGAGCGGAGTCTCCACGTTGGTTCCGAGGGTAATGGTGCGGTTGGTCCCGACCGAGTAGGTGGAACTGGTGACAGTCTCACGCCAAGGGGCAAAGTTCCAGACCCGGCGGTAAGCCAGGCTTGCGGCCTTCTGGAGAAAAGTCAACGTTTCGGAATCGGTCTTTCCGACCTTTTCACCGGCGTATTGGGCTATTTCAGACAGGGTCATTTACTGGCTCCTCGGTTTGCGGGATCGGTTCGGTGTTGAAACGCTCGTACACCTCGCCATCCACCTCTTCAGTATACGCGCCTGTGACCCGCTCGCCAGCGGGTACGCTGGCCGGGTGGTATGGCTTGATCCCGATCTGGGCAAGCTGTTCCTTGCTCCAGCACCAGAAAATGCTGGCCGGATGGTTGACATCCTCAATGCGGATGCCTTGGGGTTGGCGGATGATGTTATTGGTTGATGTGATCCACATATGGTCTCCTATCTTGCTCTGGCGTATTTGAAGGGGGATTCGGCGAAGGCTACAAATAATATTGTTGCATCATTTATATATGTAATGCTTCTTGCCTTAAATCCATTTGACACAATATCCAATGATGCGTCCGCTTGTTCAGCAGCAGCATTTGATGGATAAAGATCTCTATTAACTACATTAAATTCATTTCTTGCCGCATCATATATTTGCCAATATGTCCCGCCTGATGGGTTTTTGAACAGAATATATCTTGGCCTAAATCCACACCATACAAATGCGCCATCAGTTGAGCTATTCCCAACATACGAACCAATCTTGCTGAATCCATCAACTTCTGACCACAAATAAGCAATATGGTTTTCTCCGCTTTTATTTGTTGCAGTATTCGTTCCAACTGTAAAAACAGAGGAAGTCGGTGCTGTATTATTCCATATTGTTGTGTTTGCGGTATATCCAAGCGTGCCATTAAGAGCCATGTATCCACCCTGAGGGGTGGCACTCATGTTTTGATGATAAACAACAAAATCTAATCCAGTCGTAACCCTATTTTTTACTATAATAAATTTTGGAGCAACACCTAAATTATGCTGAATATTTTTTCCAGATATTCCGTCACCCAAATAATTTACAATATCAAAACCAGCCTTAGGAGACTCATCCCAACTCCAAGCCACATATTGCGTGCCACTGGTATTGACTAGCGTGCTTGTTCCAATAGTAAATCCGCTCGACCCAAACGCTGTAAGCCCGCTTGAGCTTGTAGCCTCTGCATTTGTTGTATCGCTTGAAATTTCTGCCTGAACGCCCCTAATTGTGTCATAAATTGCATTACTTGTCGCTGCACCGCGATTCTTAATCCACACCAGATCCGGGCTGAAGCCAAGGCTGGAGATGGCATTGGATGCGCCGGTGCCTGTGTAGGCCAAGGCATCCATATACTTGCTTGGCTTCTGGATTGTCGGCTGCGGAAGGTTCTGGGTACAGAGAGCCTTGAAGTCGGAGGGGGCGGTGTACTTCCACGGCCTCTGTCCAAAGTTCCAGCTATTATTGTTTGCTGAAGTTGCGGATCTTCCTTGCCCCTCGAACACATATGGACCGCTGGTTAAGCCTGTGAACGCTGTGCCTTGGCTTGTGCCGTTCTTGTAGAATACAAGATTCCCAAGGTCGGCATCAAATGCTACTCCTATTACATCTCCGGTTGTATACGAAGATCCGTATGAAGTTCCTGAATTATTATTATATTTTAATCCGTTAATATAATAACCATAAGATCCTGCTTTATTCCCAACAAATAATCCAGTGTCTTCAGTTGCTTTTGCAATGCCAACCGCGCTTTCTGCGCCCACGGTTGTTATGATTGCCTCCGCATACCATTTGCCAGACCCCATTGCTATGTTGCCTTGAACAGATTGCTGACCAGCACCACCAGTTGTCCCAGCAATGGTGAGATTGCCATTGCTAAGATTGCCGTATGTTGAGCCTCTTTTAAGTGGGTTAAATGTGCAATAATTGCCCCTTACCTCACCGCCAAGGCCGGTGTCCAATCCGTAATTGGTTGGGCTATCCACAAGGCTATCATTTCCAACTCCATCCCCCGTTGTGTTATCAACAGAGAAATTATTCGGAGTCCAGTTGTTGCCATTCCCGCTGGAGTCTTTGCCAAGCGTGGTTGCGGTAGTTCCGCTATTGTCTGCAAACTTTAGATAAAACCCATTCGTCCCATACGTCCCACTGTACGCCTTGGCCTTCCAGCGGCCTGTGATGGCATCGGTTTCGCCGAAGCTGGATGGGGTTAGGGCTTGGCCGTCGATGAAGTGGTATTCAGTAATGTATCCATCAGAATATCTTGTTGTGACATAAGAACCTATACTATGTGCAACATTGTTATTACATACCAAATCTTGATTTTGACTTGGATAGGTTGATGTGCTGAAAGACGTTATCTGGCCCCCATTGGCATATAACCTCACTCTGCTTGATGCTGTTGATTGAGTCGTGTCAATAGAGGCAACAAAATGAATCCATGCAGAAGGGTCTCTAAAAACCTGCGTTGATATCAGTCTTGTGGTGTAGCTTCCAGATTGATAATCAAAAAAAGTAAGATTTATGTTATCTGGCGAACCTCCGTTTTCACCTATTGAAAAAGAGGTTATCGTATTTGTATCAGGCCCAGCCTGAATAAAGTGAAAGTTGGATGAAAGACTTGATCTTTTGGCCCAAAAACTAATTGTAAATGTCTTTCTGTTTCCAGCACTAGATGGTGTTCTTGTCAGGTTCGCCGAATCCGCCGAATTAAACCGCAGACTCCGCTCGATGCGGTAGGTGTCGGAGTCGCCCCTAGCCCCAAAGAAGCCGGTCGGATGGACGGGCCAAGGCATAGGGGTTAGGAGAAGTCTTGGCTGGTTACGCCGTAGAGTACGGTGCCGTTTGAAACGAAGGCGAGAACGTCAACGTCAGCGGAGCCAACGGACAGGGTGGGAGCTACGCCTCCTGGGAACTTGTAGGCCGTGCTGAAGGAAAGAGTATTATTGCCAGCCGTGCCTTGGGTGACGACCAGCATATAGGTTGCGCCGTCAACCGGGTTTGTCGGGGTGCTTAAGGTTGAGTTGGTGGTAACTTCCAGCTTGGCAACTTGGTTGGCGGACAAATCCCACGCAATCGTGCTGCCGGTGCTAATCGTGAGGCTGGTGGCATTGAAGTTGTGGGTGGCAGTATATTCCTGCGTTGTGTTGACCACGGCCACGCGGGTGCTTACCGTTGCAGATCCGGTGCTGATAGTGAGGTCGCCAACCAGCGTGGTGGAAAGATTGGTGATGGTTCCAGTGGTTGAGTTAAGCGTGCCAATCGTCCCGGCGGTGCTGTTAATAGAGCCTGAAAACGTGCCGGTAGAGCTATTCAGCAAACCGCTGAAGGTTCCGCCAGTGATCGTCGCAGTGCTGGAGGTAAGCGTCTGGATCGTTCCGTTGGTAATATTGGCGGCGGTTGAAGTAGTGGTTCCGGCGGTCAGAGTCGGTATGGTCCCGATGGTGATGCTGGCCGTGCTGGAAGTAAGGTTCGGAATCGTGCCGGTCGTGATCGAGGCATTGGTGGAAACAAGCCGAGTGCCGGTGGATGTGCCGTAGGAAATGTTGGTGAGGTTGGCGTTGGTGTAGGTGCTGATCGTGAGCGCATCCTCAAACAACTCGTTGACCGTAACAGCGCGAGGGGCATCACCAGCGGTCAAATCCGCATCGGCAATCAATAGCTCGTCGCCGGAGCCAACCGAAGTAAGCT